GTTACCCTGTAAACCCTGAACACCTTGGCCACCGCCGCCTTGAATACCTTGGAAACCAAATCCTGCTGGACCGTCACCACCTTGGATACCTTGGACACCCTGCGCTAAACCCGCTGGGCCCTGGAAACCTTGAAAACCTTGTGTACCCTCATCACCAGGATTACCTTCAATACCTTGGATACCCTGAGAAGAACCAGCTTGACCTTGAACACCTTGGCCGCCAAGTCCACCGCCAGCACCTTGAAATCCTTGGAAACCTTGTAGACCTTGGATAGAACCTGCAGGACCCTGAACACCTGGGTCGCCATCTTCACCAGCAGTACCCTGTGGACCGGTCGCGCCAGGCGTGCCAGCTGAACCTTGTATTCCTAAACCATCGTTACCATCTGTACCCTGCAAACCTTGTACAGAACCTGCCGGTCCTTGTATACCAGGTCCACCGTCAGCGCCTTGAATAGCGATACCATCAGTACCCTGGATACCTCTTTCACCTTGTATTCCGCCGCCTGAGCCATCTCCTGCAGGACCTTGTACACCTTGAGGACCAGGGGCTCCAGCACCACCGCCGCCTGCACCTACGCTAGTCCAAACAGTACCTTGGAAACCTTCAAATTGTTTAGATGCCGTGTTAAAACGCAAATGGCCTTCTGAACCAGTTGGTCTCTCGCCTGTAGTACCGGCAGGAATTTGAACAGCACCAGTTTCACTTGTTCTTGGAGGAATGGCATCGAAGTTGTCGTCCATTTCCTGATATGTTAAAGCACTACCCTTATCGCTGCGTTTAGTAATTGCCATTATGTTGTTTCCCCGTCTTGGTTGTAGTATTCACCAACATATGCACTCCAACCGCTTCCGATGGATACTCCACTCGATGAAACATAGTCGTCAAGTACATAGCCGGCCAACACATACAAATCTTGTGCGTTACCGTTTTGTATATTTATATAACCATCGACCACATAATTTGGAAGAGCATACATGTACGAGTAATCGTCAACAGCATAAGGCTCGATGTATCCTGGGTTATCTTCAATATAATCAAAATAAGCATATTCAAAAAGTTGTTTTTCGTCTCTTCTCAAAGGAGACGTATATACTATTTGAGCTTCAATAGCTGCTCTTAATACTGGATCTGTTTCTTGTGCTAAGGCAGTCAGTAAAGCGAAATAATCTGGATTAGATCTTGTGAAGCCGATAGTACCAGCAAAGTTACCTTTAATAGACATTTTATCCGCCTGCGTTTACCTTGGCATGCCCAGATGCTGAGGCGTTAGGTACAAAGTGGCAATCGTGTCCACCCGTCGCATCTCCCATACGATGTACACCTTTTCCTGCAACTTTAACTTTAGTTGAAAATCCATCCACTGGATCTCCACAGCCAGTCGCGTCTCCGTCACGGATAACTAGGTTTCCGCCGGCCTTCACTTTGGTTTGTGAAGCATTATACTTTGTTTGATGAAAAGGTTTTGGATGTCCTGGTGGTGGACCATTACATGCATGGCCAATATGTTTATCAGCTGTTGTGGATACAAGTGGCATTTCTTTTTCCTATAATTGTGGTACTAAGTTATCCATATCAAAATTAACACTTACACCACATCCACAGCTACTATGTGCGTTTGGATTTTTAATTTCAAAATTCGATCCAACTAAACTTTTAACGTAATCTACTTCTGTTCCAATTAAAAACATAACCGCGTGAGATTTTATTGCAAAACATCCTTCATCGCATGAGACTACTTCGTCGCCTGGTTCTAAATCTTCTACCTTTGCGGTGCCCCACTCATATTCAAAACCAGCACAGCCACCACCTTTAACGCTCAATGTGATAGCGTAGCATTTGTTTTCTTTACATAATTTGCCAATTTGGTGGTTGGCATTTGGCGTGACTGTGCAAATAGTCATTAGTTATTCCTTAATAAAATGGATGCCCTGAGCGGGCACCCTTGAAAAGCTTAAGCTGCTTCTAGTAATTGTTCCTTTGCAATTATATATTCTTTTACTAAACCAGACCTGACGATATCGTTTACGCCAAATCTAACTACGTCAAAGCTTCTAATCGCATCTAAAACTTTTATAAAGTCGTGCAACCCTGTAATGTCTGCTCTATTTCGTGATTGTTGTAAGTCATCTTGTTTCGTGTCTCCACAGAAAATAATTTTTGATGATTCACCAACCCTCGTAATAATACTATCAAGCTCGTGGTATGTCATTGATTGGCATTCATCTACAATGATGACTGCGTTATCAAATGTGAGTCCTCTTACAAACGATGATGTTTTGAACTCTATCATTCCTTTTGTTTTTAAAACTTGATAAGCATCCTTTCTTCCAAATAGATCGTTAACAATATCAGTGTATGGTGCTTCAAACACTGCCTCTTTTTGTGCCTGAGAACCTGGCATAAAACCCTGTTCCCTTGTCTGAACCGCAGATCTAATTATGACGACTTTTTCATACTCTCCTTTCTGTAGTACATCGTTGAGTGCCAAGTATGTAGCACACATTGTTTTTCCTGTACCTGCTGTTCCGATGGCTGCGATATTGTACCCTTGTTGATAAGAAGAAAATAAATCACCTTGCGATGGTGTGAGTGGATTAATTTTGCGCATTCCAAACTTATTGTTTAAGATGTGCATCATATAATCTTGTTCACGTTCTACTCTTCTTTTTTCTTTCCTGGATAGTCTTCGCTGTTTTGCCATGAAACCTCCTTATGGTGTATTACCATGTGTTAATTTTGTTTTTTGCACCATCCTTTTGAAATGAACCGGGATGATGTTTTTTAACATTCTTTAGAACATCACGAAACGCGTCGTCAGGCTTTCTTAATCCCAAGCGAACAGAGTCACCGATAGACGGTGCTTTCACTATCAATTGTTTAATGTTTTGATTATTTTCTAGGTATTCTTGACGTTCCGCCATTGACATAATTTTGTCAAAGCGTTCGCCATTGTCAGTGTTTTCAAAAGTATAAGTAGGCATTAATTCTCCTATTTTATTACAAAAAAAGGAACCAAATTACGGTTCCCTTACCGCATAGTATATCACCTATGCTTATATTTATATAATTTGTATGTTAACCAACAATTGTTTCGTAAATTTCTTTCCAATTATTGCAACGTGGCATATCGCCAACAAATGCATCTTCGTTAAACGGGTGGTTAACTAGAATACTATCCAGACCGAGAGTCCTACCAAGAACTGCGTTTTCAACTTTATCTTCGATCCACCAACATTTGGTACCACGATATGGTTCAAGGACTTCATCCTTGTCAGCACCAGTATCTACATAAGTATAAGACTCAAATACGGTAGGACCAAACATTTCAATTAAGTTTTTGGTACGAAGGTGACCAGCATAAGGGTCAGTACTAAGTGAACTGATTACACGAAAGATATAACCATGTTCCTCATGTAATTTACGTACATACTTAATAGCATCGCGAAGAGGTGGAAGCTTACGAATCCAAGCTGACTCGTTAAACATCCGAACTAGACGTTCTTTTTCTTCAAACTCCAAACCATAACGAGTACCAATGTCGTATTCATTTTCTCCATTATCTATTTGGGTATAACCGTGACGTTCCATCCATTGTGTAAATGAGTGGACCCAGTCAAGTAGAACTCCGTCTACGTCGGTTAAGATTACTTTTTGGTTTAGCATATATTTTCACTTTCTTTCATTTTATATTCTTATTATAACAAAAAGGGGATTGATTGTCAACCCCCTTTTTTAATTTTTTTATGCGGCTTGAAGTTGTCCAAACCGAGCTTTAATTCCACGTTCGTCAGTCTTGTACATTTTTCCATCTGGTGTGGAATATACGAAAGCATACTTTGGTGAGCGTGTTTTGTATTTAACAAGCTTTTCACCATATTTGTTTTCCATAACTAGACCAAGACGATCAGCTTCCATTTGTAAAATCCGGTCAACCATTGTAGTTGCACCTTTTACTTTTGCTGAAACTTTAATTTCAACTTCGGCGTCAGAAAAACGCATGTTACCAACTTCAAATTCTAGGTTAGCACCAAATTTGTCTAGCACAGCTTGCATTTCAGTACGAAGAGAGTTAAGAGTTGCTTTGTCGAATTTTGTAACTTTTTTCATTTGATAGGTTCCTTTTTCGTTTTACCTTATATAAACAATATAACATATTAAAACAGGTTTGTCAACAGTTAATTTGATTTAATTACAAAAAAGAATCGTTTAAAACCAACTACTTATTATTTTTTTTCAAAAGATTAAAATCGTCCTCTAACCAGCGCTCAGAAAGCTTTGATTTTCGCTTCTCTCTGCGTTGCTTTTTACGATTTTCTTTCTTTGAAGAATAATCGTCCTTATCTCCCCATTCATCATCGTCCCATGTTTCTCGGAAGGATCTACGCTTGCCCATTTTTTTATCCGTTTGTTGTTTCGTTAATTAGTTGTGGAAATGCTTCTTTAATTACTTTAAGTGAAATACCTTTAAAGGGCTTTTTACAAATCATGTAATTAGCCAACAAGTCTGCATCATCATTATCAATATCTTCTAAAAACGATATAAAAAGCGATTCGCGCTTTATTTGTTTAATGTTGTCGTATCCCCCACCTTTTACAAATATGCGAAGACGACGGGAGTCAGATATAAGCATAGCTTTAGCCTCATCCTCATAATCATTTTTGTTCCAAGGTGGAGGAGTATCAGGAATTAAAAACTCAATAGCAGGATCATACGTAGCCTGAATGACCGTACGTAATGCAAAGTTGTCATGCTTTTGTAGGTTTGCAACCTTTTCCTTAGATGTTTTTAATTTACCAGTTTCAGCTATAATTTCGCTAATTGATATGTGTACCGCCATATTAAAAGTCCTGTATATCGGTTATGAGATGCTTGAGTTTTTTCTGGATAAAATAGTTGAACAGATGTTCTCTACCTACATTTTTTTCCTCGTTATACTCTGCACGAATTTGATCCTGATATTTCTGAGGAATTTCAGATAAATCAATCATCATTTTGTTACGATAAAAACGACGAAGAGTTTCTTCGTCCATGTTTTGTGTACCTTCTGAGTACAAAGCTAGTCGCTTTTTAGTCATAGCTTTTTGACGTTCGCCAACAGCCAAGCAATTGTCTGGTGACAAAATATTTGGTACGCCATCACCAGTATCACCTTTAAGGATATGCTCCTCTAGGTATTGTGCTGGTTGATCATGACGAATCCAACGCTTGCGAATGGGATCATACTGATCTACATTTGCGTATTTTTGAAGTTGAATAAAGTCTTTATCAGCTGAAAGAATAAGGAACTTTTCAGAACCAATATTAAGTTCAGATCCATGTTCGTGTATTACTGTACCAATGATATCATCAGCTTCGCAATGGTCAATGTGAATTACTTTGTATGGAAAGTACTCTTTAATTTCAGAACGAAGATTATTCATAATTTCAAAAAGTGCATTCCAATCGAGTTCTGATTTATCACGACCGGCTTTGCGATTTGCTTTATAGTATGGATAAGCTTCTTTGCGCCAGGTATTTTTACCATCTGCACAAACAACGATTTCACCGTACTCTTCTGAAAACTTTTTACGATTAGCTCGCAAAGAGTTTAAAAACATGTGACGGATGATGTTTTCATCAACAGCCACGTCATAATGTTTTCCAATGCTCGCAAATAGCGAGGCAAGGATAACTTGGTTATAGTCTACTAATATTGCCATAATTTTTCCGTTTCAGTTAATTTACAAATACTATAATAACACAAGTATTTGAAATTGTCAACTGTTAACTTGCCTTTTGCCTTAAAAGTTTAGTCCACATGTTGCCATAGGTAGTAATATCATTTGGGATCAAAGCAAAGCGATCTGATTTTGTAAATCTATTTAGGAAATTTGGATCGTTTTTAATTTGTTCTAATACACCTTTGGTAATGGCATATGCTAAATTAGCGTGAGTTGCAGGATCTTCATTATAATCATACATCACGGTAGCATTAGCCGCGGTTTCAGGAAGTGCACCATAGTTTGGATGGATACACAATAAGCTACATCTAATAGCTTCAATAAGTGCTATACATGATGTCTCTTGCCAAATGTTTGGATAAAGGAAGATGTGAGACTTTTTCAGTGCCTCAATAACATCTTCATTTGGAATTGACCCGTGATAGGTCATATTCGGATGGTTGTGAATTTTTGTAAACAAATCAACATATGGATCGTCTCTTTGTGGCCATCCATAGATAGCAAACGAAGAGTATACATCCAAGTGAATGTTTTTATATTCTTTTGATAATGCATCAATAATAGGATACACGAGCTCAAGTCCACGATGAGGTGTTGTATGATATACAAAACGGATAGTTTTTGATTTTGGTTTATCTTCTATATCATATCGAGTTTCTATCGCGTTTGGAATAACTGAACATTTAGAATAAGGAATTCCAAATCTCATAATGTATTGGTCTCGTTGCCAATTTGATACAAAAACTAGGTGTTCAAACTTTTCCCACCCACCATCTAACAAAACTTTGTTTTCAGGATCGCCTGCCAAGTCGTGGCAATACATGATGTTTTTTACATCTGTAGGAATATCCCGTGGGCGCGAGAAGTGAATAGCGAAGCCCTCTAAGAGCTCTCTATTGACGTTATCGAGTAGGCGTTGACGCATCATCTCAGTACCACCAATTGAATTAGCAGACAGCTCAGACTCTACCACGTCGCCTTTATAAATCATACTCATTAGCCATTAAACTCCGCGTTAAAATCTGTTACAGAATCCCACCTAAAAGATCGCCAACCTGGCGCGTTAACATCATACACAGCTAATACATCTGGGTTTGGCTTTTTTTCTTTTTTCTGAATTACTTCTTCAACATCGATTTGTTTTGGTAACATAGTCTCATTCAAAGTTGCATGCATAATTCTCGTTTCGCCATTTTTCTTGGTAAATACGATTTTGCATACCTTTTCTTTGAGTGCTCCAATTACGAATGTTTTATCAATCGCATTAATATCCATTATAAAGTCTCCATTGTTTTTACATTAGTTTGAATTGATTTGTATATTTTTTCAAGTGTGTTATTAAAATCCTGTAGAGAACCATTATTGTGTATTCTATACATGTTAACATCAAACACTTGAGGTAATACGTATTTGTTGTCTATTTCTGTATATTTATTTCCAAGAACATACTCATGTTCGATACGACTTCCTTGGAAATACCTACGTGAGTCGGACGAGTAATCTTCACCGTCGCGTGTGAGCTGAACTAATACAAAATTCTTTGATCCAACTTTTTCCACAACGGGTATCAACTCATCTACGAACCCACCGTCAGATATAGCATAATCTTTTGTTAAGTCAATTTCGTTTGCAACTAATTGACCAAAATAATCTAAACCACGTTTAGGTTTAACAATTTGTTCTGAAACATAAATCATCGCTTCACGACAA